GGGCAACAGCTCCGTCGAGGCGTGGGACAACAGCTCCGTCGTGGCGTGGGACAACAGCTCCGTCGTGGCGAGGGGCAACAGCTCCGTCGTGGCGAGGGGCAACAGCCAAATCGTAGACGCTGCACGAAATAATAACATCGAAATCAGCGGCAATGCCCGTATAGTTTATAATCCATCAAACATTGATGAATATATAGATTTTTACGGGCTGGACGCGACTGACACAACGGTCAAGCTGTACAAGGCTGTGCATTTCTGCGGGAGTGTATACTGCTCAGACTACAACCACGAATTTATCTACCCCATAGGCGACGTTGTTACACCCGATAACGGTTTCGCCGAAAGTGTGCAAATCGAATGCGGAGCCGGTATTCACCTTGCGTACAAGACGTGGGCTGTCGGCTACGGCGCATACTGGCCTGATCTTGCGATTTTGGAATGCGAATGCGAAAAATCCGATGTGCTTGTACCGCTGTATGGCGACGGTAAAGTCCGGGCGCGCAAAGCAAAAGTGCTGCGTGAAGTACCGTTTGAAGAATGCGGATTGTACGGCGAAATAATTGCGAAAAGAAGGGCAAACGATGAATAAATACACGATCATCATAGCGCAGGTGTGCGCGATTCTGCTGGCGCTGATAGTCATGGTACTGCTTGCCCTTGATAAAGGGGGCAGCAAGGCCGGCGCGGACGGTGTACCGCCTGAGGTTGATACGAACGGATTGTGCGTAGTGGAAGTGGCAGAGCCGGAATATGAGATGTACTTTACCGAGGCCGACGTGATAGCCCTCGCACAAATGCTGTACGGCGAGGCGCGGGGCTGCACGGTAGACAATCAGATGAAATGCGTATGGTGCGTACTTAACCGTGTGGATGATGCACGCTTTCCCGACAGTATAATCGGGGTGTTGAAACAACCGCACCAGTTTTACGGATACTCGGATAGCTTCCCAGTTTGGGACGAACTGTCAGCAGTCGCAGAGGATGTGTTGCACCGCTGGTCGTTGGAAAAGCAGGGCGTTGCCGTCAACAGAGTGTTGCCGTCAAGTTATTTATACTTCACCGGCACGGGGAAGGAAAATGTATTCAGGGAGAGGTTTTGAAAGTGAGACACCTTGGTGACATCACAAAAATCAATGGCGCCGAGATTGAGCCGGTGCATTGCGTCATCGGTGGTAGCCCTTGCCAGGATCTCAGTATCGCAGGAAAACGCGCAGGGCTGAACGGTGAGCGCTCTGGACTTTTTATGGAGCAAGTACGAATTGTTAAGGAGATGAGAGAAAAATATGGAACAGCTTACCCTCGATTTATGGTGTGGGAAAATGTCACCGGAGCATTCAGTAGCAACAAGGGAGCCGACTTCGCGGCGGTCCTCACGGAAATCATCCGCATCGTCGAGCCGGAAGCCTCCGATATTGAAGTGCCTGAAAAAGGATGGCCTACTTGGGGAGGATACCACGATGAGGTGGGAGGACGATGGAGCGTGGTATGGCGAACTCACGATGCGCAATACTGGGGAGTGCCCCAACGCCGTCGCCGTATCTCGGTTGTCGCAGATTTTGGAGGAGACGCCGCATCCGAAATACAATTTGACCGCAAAAGCGTGTCAGGGGATATTGCGGAGAGCGGAGCGCCGGGGGAAAGACTTGCCGGAAACGCTGAAAGCGGTGCTTCTTATGCAGTCCGCATCAGGGGGGGGCTGTGACGGAGGCGGCAAAGGAGCGTTAGTGCAGACGGAGAAAAGCGGAACGCTCGGCACGGAGAACGACCAGACGATTTTTTGCCTTGCAACACAGCAAGGCGGTGCAGAACTGCGGACAGATGACCGAGCGCCCACATTGACCGCAGCGGCTGGCATGAGCGGGAACAATCAGCCAGTAGTGGCTATCCCCACGGCATATAGCTTTGACAGTTTGTCCAGCAACAGCATGACCAGTAAAAACCAAGGCGGTATTGCGGTGCTGTGCCTGAACAATCAGGGCGGGAATGTGATGGGCGTGAGCCATGATGTTTCCGGGACGCTGAGAGAACAGGAGCATGGACACCAGCCGTCCATTCTGGATATGAGCCATGCTTGCGACATCATCCGAGACTGCGGCAAGGTAGCCCCCAGCCTGCAAGCAAAAGAAAGCGGAGGGCAAAGCCTGAACCTGAATAATACGATACGGCAGAACATGGTGGTACGCCGATTGACACCGTTGGAATGTACCCGCTTGCAGGGTTACCCGGACGGATGGGTGGACATTGGCGACTGGACGGATGAGAAAGGCAAGAAACACAAGGATGCGGACAGCCCGAAGTACAAGGCACTGGGCAACTCCATCGCTCTGCCCTTCTGGAACTGGATGCTGCGGCGTATGGCGTGGCATCTGCCGAAGGGCGCAACGCTGGGGAGTTTGTTCGACGGCATCGGAGGGTTCTCACTGATTTGGGAACGCATACACGGTAGAGGCACAGCACGGTGGGCAAGCGAGATCGAAGCATTTCCCATTGCCGTGACGAAGAAACATTTTTCGGAGGAAGAATGACATGATAGCGCATAGAAAAAAGCTCAGGTCAAAGGCCTTTCCCGGCATAGCAAAAGCGATGGCTGAACAGTGGGGATAACGACATTTTAAGGAGAAAAAATATGACTGATACTGATCTTTTAATCCAAAACCTAAGGCGCGAAAACGAACGAAAACGACTACGACAACGACTACGAGCTATGCGTTTCGTGCGCACACAAGCTGTGTGCGTGGCTTAGTGGAAAGGAGAGTGACCATGGCTGAATATATTGAACGGGAAGTGGCAATTGATTACATAAAACAGAGCCAATGCAAGAAGTGCTCCGACATCGGATTATGCGGAAACTGTGCCGTGCTAACAGGGGTAAGGCTTTTTGAAGAAGTTCCTGCCGCCGATGTTGCGCCGGTGGTGCGCTGCAAGGACTGCGAGTACAGCTACGACGAAATAAGTTATCTGTGCTGTTCGCACGGTGTTTGCGCCGATTGTGATGAAGTACCGCCGAATTTCTATTGCGCAGAAGGGAAAAGAAAGGAGCCTGACTAATGACAGCGGCAGAAGCAAAAAAGATTATACATCCCGACACTACGGCAGAAGCGCTTGCAGAAATCAAAAGCCAGAACGCAAAAGTTGCCGTAGTTGATGAGGCTTGCTTAGTGGCATGCGCTGCAATCGAAAAGCAGATACCGAAAAAGCCGACGAACTTTGCAATAGACAATAACGGTTACACAATCTATGACTGCGAGTGCCCAAGCTGCAAACAATCGCATCGAGAGCTTTTTCCGTTTGCTTTTTGCATTCACTGTGGGCAAGCGCTTGAATGGGAAGAATAAAAAGGAGGACTGACAAAAATGGGAGCAAGACGAATTTCTAACGCGACGAACGAGAAGATAATTGCGCTTATGTCGATGGGCAAGACGGGCGAACAGGCGGCGTTTGCGGTCGGCACGAGCGGGAGCTACTGCAACAAACTGTACACTGTGGTAAAGCGCATTGCCAATGAGCAATGGGACGAGTTAATAGAATATTCTCGGTGTGCGACAACCGGCGGGGTGATTAAATGGGCTTGCGAATACCTTGATACGCAACTGCCGCAGGAGGTCACGAAGACTATTAAGGCGGTACGGTATCGCAGCGCAACGCCCAAAGCGGCAGAAGCAGCACCGCAGCCCGAGCCGCCAGCAGAGCCGATTGACAACACGGCGGCGGCAATCATCAAACTGCTTGAAAAGCTCGATGAGGCAGTGAACACCATAACCGAAGCTGCTGACGATATATGCCAAACGATATCGACGGCGCGGAAGCTCAACGAGGACTGCATAAACGCAAACTTCGATGTGCTGACGGCTACACTCCGTGACGGCGTTGAAAGCGTTAAAACGACGATAAGAAAGGGACAAAAATGACACGCGGAGATTACATGCACAAGGCGCGATTGGATGCAGGGTTAAGCATCGTGCGGCTGGCCGAAATATCCGGCATAGCCCAAACCACGATAAGCCTGCTTGAACGCAAATCACTACGCGGCGGCTGGATAGATACTATAGAAATCCTTGCCGATGCGCTCGGACTGAGTATCGACGAATACGTAGGCCATAAGGTGGTGACTAAGCATGGGTAAGCAATCGGCATTTGCAAAGGCCGTGCAGCGTGAAGTGAACATTCAGCTACAGCTTTACGGGCGTAACCGTATGCAGCTTGCAGAGGACGCGGCGTTTATGGCCGCTAATGAAGTGCTAGGCTTAGGTTCAGGCCGTGCACGGGCATTCGGCGAGGCGTTTGTGAAGTATTCAAACGAGATCGCTGATTTGGTTGTAGAGGACAGCAAGGCCGACGACGAGATCGTATATGCAAAGGCTGTACTTGATCGGCGCATCCGTGAAATAGTGGGCGAGGATAACTTTTCGCCATTTGATGAAAGGTATGGTAGGCGATAGATATGAACAACAAAGTCATGTTTTCCAGCGCAAAAAACGACTGGGAAACACCGCAAGACCTGTTTGATGAGCTCGACAGGGAATTTCATTTTACGCTTGACGCCGCCGCAAGCCCGTCCAACGCAAAGTGCGCTAAATACTACACCGAAGCAGATAACGGCCTTGTACAGGATTGGGGCGGGGAAACGGTATTCTGCAATCCACCTTACGGCAGCAGGGCAACCGGCGAATGGACACGCAAGTGCTACGAAGAAGCGCAAAAGCCGGGGACAACGATAGTGCTGCTGATACCGGCTCGGACGGATCGCGCCAGTTTTCACGACTACATTTTAAATAAAGCGGAAATACGGTTTCTGCGCGGTCGGCTTAAATTTGAACAGGACGGTAAGCCTTTAGACTGTGCACCGTTTCCGTCAATGATTTGTGTTTGGAGGTCAACATGGCAAAAAACGTAGGCTGGGAGGCCAAAAGCAACCACGACGGCAGCTACACGGTTACCGTTAACGGTAAGCAATACTATTGTGCAGATACACATGAATTTCTTCATTTTTTAGAGGATATCGGGGAAAGGTGGGAGGACAGTGAAATTCGAAAAAGATGAACGCCGCGAGTTTTCGACCGGCGCTGTAAGGGATAAGGCCGACGGGAAAGGCCGCTATGATCTCGCGCCCTGGGGGGCGATACACGCCCTTGCACAGCACTGTGAGCGCGGTGCTATCCACTATGGGGAAAGGAACGTCGACAAAGGCATACCCCAGCACAGCTTGATAGACAGCGGCATACGGCATCTTAGTCTGTATATACAGGGCGACGCGGAAGCGCATCACCTTGTAGCGGCGTTGTGGAACATCGCGTGGGCTGTGGAGCAGGAAATAAAACGGCCTGAAATGGTTGATCTGCCCGAACGCGGCGAACATTCGGGCATAGCATTTTGAAAGGATGGTAATTATGAAAAAACTACTATACGCAATACGCATGTGGTTGATCGATATTCTCGGTGGTGTGCCGAAGCCGCATTATGATTATTTACACGGCCTTCTGTATAGTGAACGCAAAAAATTCGATGCACTGTGTCACGATTACAATGAAGAAATAGAAGATTACCGCACAGCTGTCCAAGAAATCTGCCGCAGAAGCAATAACACATACTACGATTGGTGCTGCGATCAGTGCGCTTGCGACTGCGACAAACGCAACGGCTGGTGTAACGATTTTGAACCTGTAAGCTATGGAAAGTGACTGTCGTAATTGCCCGGATAGAACGCCGTTTTGCCACGCGGAGTGCGATAGCTACAAAACCTATTGCGCAGATAACAAGGCCGATAAAGCGGCGAAAAAGGCGTATTTAGAAAAGCATAATGCACCGAACGGCGTATTGATCAACGGCTATATACGCCGAAAGAAAAAAACAAGATTATTCAATGGAAAGAGGGTAAAGTGAATATGTATTCTATAGAACGGCCATTAGAGCCGCCTGATTTTCCTACCCCCGATTGCATATGCCAGGAATGCGACGGCTGGTTTTACGGCGACGATTTAATGTACATTTCCAACGGTCGGCGTTTGTGCCCCGATTGCTTTAGAGAAGAAATCAACGATTTACCGACCGAAGAACTTGCCGAGCTTATCGGCGCAGAGGTTATAAACGCAGAGGACGCAAGGGAGGTGCATAAACCATATGGGAGAATGCGTTATTGTTTACGGTAAATCCGGCAGCGGAAAAAGCCGAAGCCTACTTAACTTCGGCGAGGACGAGATTTTTCTTGTTAACGTTATCGCAAAGCGCTTGCCGTTTCGAAAAAAATTTAAGTATACGATGGTCAGCGACAATCCTGTTAAGATTATGAACGGACTGAAAAAGATGCCGGTAAAAACGGCAGTCATCGACGATAGTGGTTATCTAATGACTAACGCTTTTATGCAAGGCCACTCGGCGCCGAAAAGCGGATCAAGCTCATTCGATCTGTATAACAGCATTGCCGATAGCTTTTGGGGGCTACTGATGTTCATTAAAAACGAGCTGCCCGAAGATGTCATTGTATACATAGTCGTTCACGAAGACACAAGCGACTACGGCGAGACCAAAATACGCACAATTGGCAAACTGCTGAATGAAAAAGTATGCATTGAAGGCATGGCAACTGTCGTGCTGCGATGTGTAGTCCGCGACGGTAAGCATATGTTTATCACGCAGTCTGACGGCAGCGATATAAGCAAGTCGCCGGAGGGCATGTTTGAGCTTGAGATCGAGAACGATTTAAAATTCGTCGATCAAACAATCCGCGAGTACTGGGGGCTGTGATATGGCTAAGTTTGAAAACGGCGTACCCGGTTATGTAGAGGGTACGGCAACCGTCAAGGTATTTTTCCCGATAGACACGACCGGCAAAGCACACATCAACTGCCGACAGTGCTATTTCTACAAATGCAATACTTACAGATGCATGCTTAATAACGAAGTGTGCGCCGAACCTGATAAATATGTGGGTGTCAGTTGCCCACTTGAATATTGAAACAAGAAAGGAACAAGTAAACAATGATTAAATCTTACAACGGCTTTAAAGCAGAACGCACCACAGCGCGTGAAACACTCCCGGCAGGCGGCTATGTAGCTAAGATCATGGACGCAAGCGTTATCGATTACGATTGGGGCAGCGTCCTGAAAATCGATTTCGACGTTGCTGAAGGTGAACACAAGGGCTTTTTCGCGGCAGACTACCGTGCCAACACCAACGACGATAAAAAGTGGCGCGGTTGCTATCGCATAAACATCCCGAACGAAAGCAACCAGTATTTCGGCAGTCAGAAAAAGTCCTTTAACAACCTTATAGCATGCCTTGAGGAAACCAATAACGGCTACCACTGGGATTGGGATGAAGCCAAACTCAAGGGCAAGGGACTCGGCGTTCTGTTCCGTAATAAGGAATGGGAATATAACGGCAATACCGGCTGGACAACCGAATGCTGCGCCGTTACCACTGCACAGGATGTACGCGACGGCAATTTCAAAATGCCGAAGGACAAGCCTCTTAAAAAGGCTAACACTACATCCGCTTATCCGGCTGCGACGTTCACAACAATGGACGATGATGATAGCGACTTCCCGTTCTAAAGCCCATGACACCACGCGAAATCGAAGATGCGCTCGGAGGCATGGTGATATTGGTAGATACGCGTGAACAGGATACACCACGCTTCAGAGCGCGATTGAAAAGCATGAACTGCCTTTATGAAAGGTGTAAGCTCGATTTTGGCGACTACTCGGCGAAGTTTTCTATAGGCGGCGAATGGCTGATGCTAAACGCCGCCGTAGAGCGCAAGATGGATTTTTCAGAATTAGCTCAATGCTTCTGCAATGGCCGTGCGCGCTTCGCACGGGAATTTGAACGCGCCAAAGCTGCCGACGCAAAGATTTATCTGCTTATCGAAAATCAATGCTGGGAGGATGCTTATAGCGGCAACTATCGCAGTCAGATGAAGCCGCAGGCGTTTGTTGCGTCGCTGCTTGCGTGGTTGGCGCGTTACCGCTGCCAGATCATATTTTGCGATCAACGCACAAGCGGCAATTTGATACACGATATTCTTTACCGTGAAGGACGCGAAATGCTGGAAAGGATGATGCTAAGTGAATGCAAAACATAAAAGCGCATTAATAAAAGATATGCTTGATTTCGCTGTTGTCGCTACAGCTTACGGGCTTGATTTTAATCGCGCCGGTTTTGCAAGATGTCCTTTTCACGCCGAGAAAACGGCATCATTCAAAATCAAAAACCGGCATAGCGCCCATTGCTTTGGCTGTGGCTGGTCAGGCGATATTATCAATTTTACCGGCCAATTATTCAACCTTGATTTTGAACAGTCTACACGAAAGCTGATTAACGATTTCAACTTACCGATAGTGGCCGACCGCAAAATGACTTTACGCGAGGACAGCGAGATCACAGCAACCTATAATGCGGCAATAACGGAATATAACAAATGCAAGCAAGCCGAAAAAGAGCTCCAGCAGCGCTATGAGCGCCTCTTATGGGTATATGCTACACTTGATAAGTGGAAGCGCAAATATGCCCCTGAGAGTCCTACAGAGCCTTTAGACGAGCATTACATCATTGCCTGTAAGGAAATCGACGGTGCAGCCTATCGGCTGATGCTGTATTCATAAGGGGAATAGTATGACGAAACTGATTGACTGCAACCAATTAACGGATGAAGCCATAGCAAACATGGACGCTGCCGAGCTTATAAACTCCGTTTTGGTTTCGTTTGATATCCCCGACGTGATAGAACGCGAACGCATACAGGCGCTTATGCAGATAAGAGCGGCAGAAGTTGGCGCAAAAGTAGTCGTTAACCGTCAGCTCGGCGCGTACCGTCAAAAAGACAAGCAACTCGAAGCTGATTTTAAAAAATCACAGGCGCAAGATAGAAACGACCTTGATCTACGCTTAAACGACAAAGGCGTACCCGTTCCGACTATCGACAATTTTCTTAAAATCATGCGCGGAAGAATGGAATACAGCAGCATTCGTTTTAATGTGCTGCGCAATTCACCTGAGATCACGCATAACGGCGAAATATGCCGATGGTCAGACGCGGATGCGGCACAAAGCCGAAATTTCTGTGAAGCCAATTACGGCCTGTACAGCGATAAAAAACACTCTGACGCTTTACGCATTTTGTGGAAAGAACGCGAATATAACCCGATAAAGGACATAGTTGACACTCTTGAATGGGACGGAGAAGAACGTTGCATACATTTTCTCTCTAAATGGGCAAAAGTCGAGGACACCGCCTATACCCGTGAGGTCAGCCGCCTGATATTCGCTGGCGGCATTAACCGGCTCTATCTGCCCGGTTGCAAGTTTGATGATGTTCCCGTACTCATCGGTGCAAAGCAGGGCGAAGGCAAATCCACGCTTGTCAAATGGCTTGCTATTAACGATAGTTATTTTTCTGAAGTAACCGAAATGGACGGTCAAAAGGCCATAGAGCAATTAGAAGGCGCGTGGATATGCGAGGTCGCGGAGCTGCTTGCGCTTACCAAAACAAAAGAGCAAGAGGCCGTCAAGTCCTACATAACACGGCAGCGCGACAAATACAGACCGCCTTATGACGTTAATGCAATGGAGTTTCCGCGCCGGTGCATCTTTATAGGCACTACCAATAACGAACAATTCTTGCGCGACAAGACCGGCAACCGTCGTTTTTACCCCGTAACAGTCAACAGCAATGGTTATGATCTACACGATCATGAGCAGGAATGCCGCGATTATATCATTCAATGCTGGGCAGAAGCGCGTGTGAAATTTGAGCAAGGCGAAATGCCAGCTTTCGCAGATCGTTCTCTGCTGTCCGAATACAAGCATGCACAGGATGAAGCAATGGAGGATGATTGGCGTATTGGCGTTATTGAAAAGTACCTTGATGAGAAGTCACCGGGCGATACCGTATGCATCAAGGAACTCAAATGTGAGGCGCTATTTCCTGACAGTGATTTCCAAAGAGATTTAACGCCAAAAGAGACGCAAGAAATTTATCGCATCGTTGCTACAATGTCGGAATGGGCAAATGTAGGCAGAAAATACACTGCAAAATACGGTCGCCAAAGGTGTTGGCAGAAAAAAATAGGGGATATCAAAAATGCTGATGAATTACCTTTTTGATGCTTTGCATAATTTTCAAACGCAGAATTTGTATAAAAGCTACAACGAGAACGGGACAGGGTATAGACCTGTCCTACCCCTGTCCCGTACCCTGTCCCGTGGCTCAACCCCTTGATTTATCTATCTTTTTTCTCTTTTACAGGACAGGGGGACAGGTAAATTAATATAAAAAGAGTTTTCCGTAAAATAGAGTATGGTGTACACCATATAAGAAAACGAAACACTTATATAGGGAAACCGCGTGCCTACCCGTCCCCTGTCCCGTATCAAAAAATTCAAAATTGGAGGTGTTCAAAATGGTCAATTTGTCAATAACTGCAAAAAATATCATACTTCAGGCAGCGCAAAATTTGCCTTTGCAAGGCGAACAATCACCGGCAGACGAGCTGCTGTATTACCAAGCCCGTGAGCTCTACGATCTTCACGCTAAAGGCATGATAACCGCCGCTATAGGCGCTGAACGTAAAAGCAAAATAATAGCCGCCTATATAATTAACTCAAATCGTGAGCAGCAATATACTCGAAGCAACAGGCAAATTGCAGAATTCTACAAATCAATCGAGGCTGCCGGTTGTAATTATGCCAAAAATCGAACAATCGAAAACGCCGATCAACTTTACTATGAAGTCTATCACATGATACCGAAAGGAGCGAGTATATGAGTAGGCCAAAAATGACCAAAGCAGAAATTCAGGAAGCGCTTGAAGGCGTAGGCGCTATAGCGGAAGTGTGCGTGGTTTTTTATCATGCCGCGTTAGATGCCGGTGCTAACAAGTATGAAGCGGCAGAGTTGACACGCGCATACATAGCGGCATCATTTATGGGTCGCGTCGGTAATACAGAAAGGGAACAAAATGCCTAAATACAAATCATCAATATCACCGCGTGTACGGGGTATGGTGGAATGGCAGCTTGAACATTACCGCGAATACAAAGATGAAATACAGCAATATTGGGCTGATATGATACCGTCGGCAACACCAAAGTATACGGACGGCAAAGGCGGCGGAGAAGTTAGCAGAAACACCGAAAACACCGCGCTGCGCATAGCGTCATCTCCTTATCTGGTGCAGACGGAACGTAGCTGCAAGGCGATTGAATATGTGCTTAAAAACGCCGACAACATCGACCGGAGGCTTGTGGAGCTTGTGTACTGGAAACAGGCTTACACTGTGGCAGGTGCAGCGCAGTTGTTGCATATAAGCCGTTCGGCAGCTTACAGGCGAAAAGACAGAATTCTATACAATATAGCGACTGAATTAGGGTATGTTCCAATTAATTTCTAAAAAAGTGGGACAAAAGTGGGATTTTTGACCCCATAAACTGTGGTAAAATGATATTGTGGAAATGTAATAGATAGACTATTTGTTATCTCCTTATCCCTCTTTTCCTTTCCGGCGGCGGGGGCGGCTCGCGGACATTTTCTCTGTGTTTTGTCATGATGACCTCCTTTTCTTCCTTTCTTAATTCCACGTTCCCTTTCCGTGCTCCCGCCGCGAGTAAGCAGGCAGCTGAAATATGCTGCTTGCTTATTTTATAACTTTTTTCAGGTAACAGCCGAATGAGTGAAGCACTTAAACGCATGGCAGCAGAATACCGCGCTAATGCCGGTTTGCTGCTTAAACGCATAAACGAATTAAAATCAGAGCTTGCACGAACTGATTGTAAAACGTCCGACTGGACGCGGCTGCGAGGCAGGATAATGATACTTGAAAGCCTGTACGCCGATAGCATCAGTACAGCAAGGTATTTAGAAAACTATCATGGGGGTAACTGACATGAGGTGGTGAATGTGGTAAAGCTAACTGAAAAGCAAAAGCGTTTTGTGCAGGAATATCTTGTGGATCTTAATGCTACACAAGCTGCCATCCGCGCCGGATATAGTCCGAAAACAGCAAATCGTATCGGGTCGCAAAACTTGTCAAAAGTTGATATTCAATCTGAAATTGAGAAACGGCGAACGGCGCTACGGAGCAAATTAGAAATTACACAGGAAAAAGTATTGCAAGAGCTTGCTGCAATCGCCTTTGCTAACGGCTATGATTTCGCACAGGTAATTAAACCGGGCGTTGTTCGCATTATACCAACAGAAGAAATACCACAAGATAAACGCAAAGCTGTTGCGTCAATCAAAGAAACAGCAAATGGCGCAGAAATAAAGACTTACGACAAAGTACGCGCTTTAGAGCTTTTGGGCAAGCATCTCGGCATATTTGATAGCAATAACAATACTATTACCGAACAAGAAAACAATATTTTTGAAGTGATTAACCAAAGCACTAACGGAGAGCTGAATACAAGTGCAATATCAGAAATTGAGTACACGTCAAAACCTAACAATGACATGGTGGAATAGGCCGGGCTTTAATAACTATGAAGGTATCATTTGCGACGGTTCTATTCGTTCCGGCAAAACTGTTGCCATGACAGTTGGATTTATCATGTGGGCAATGTTTAATTTTGATGGACAAAATTTTGCACTTTGCGGCAAGACCATAGAAAGTTTGCGCCGAAACGTAACCAGTAATCTTTCCACATGGTTGCGCGGCGTGTTTACTTTCAAAGAACATCGTACAGAAAACAAAATTGTGGTACGTGCCGGTAGCAAGTCGAACAGTTTTTATTTGTTCGGAGGCAAAGACGAAAGCTCGCAAGATTTAATACAGGGTATTACGTTAGCTGGTATTTTGCTTGACGAAGTTGCTTTGATGCCGGAAAGCTTTGTTAACCAAGCAACTGGTCGTTGCTCGGTCACGGGTAGTAAGCTATGGTTTAACTGCAATCCCGCGAGCCCGTCCCATTGGTTTTATACTAAGTGGGTTTTGGAAGCAAAAAAGCGGAATTTGCTGCATCTTCATTTTACTATGGATGATAATTTTAGCTTATCCGACGAAGTTAGGGCACGATATGAAAGCCTTTATTCCGGCGTGTTTTATGATCGCTTTATTCGCGGCTTGTGGGTAGTTGCCGAAGGGCTTATTTATACGATGTTCGATAAGGATAAACACATCGTACCGACTGTTGAACGCCCGTACACCGATTACATGATATCGTGCGACTATGGCACACTTAACCCTACGGCGGCTGAACTGTGGGGGCGCTATGATGGCAAATGGTATTGTATACGTGAATACTACTACGACGGGCGCAAGCAGCAGCGGCAGCGCACAGACGAAGAACATTATGCAGCCGTTGAAGCGTTAGCCGGTGACCTGCCTATTAGAAAGATAATCGTTGATCCGTCGGCAGCGTCGTTTATTGAAGTCATACGCCGTCACGGGCGCTTTATGGTGGAACAGGCCAGCAACCGGGTTATCGACGGTATACGCGACGTGGCGACGCATTTAAACGCCGGTGACATTTTATTTAATGACTGCTGCAAGGACTGCATAAGCGAATTCGGCTTGTATCGCTGGGATGAAAAAGCCGCCGAAGACAGGCCGCTAAAGGTTTCAGATCACGCGATGGACAGCACCAGGTACTTTGTGCGTGCAGCATTTGCACCGTCGAGATTTAGCTTTTAAAGGGGACATTATATGCCTTTATTCAACGAACCGATAGAACAAGAATTGTGGAATTACCGCATTAAAGCCAATCAGCCGATGTCCGAAGCGCAGTTTTTTGCGCGTGAATTGGAAGCTTGGCGCTGCTCCGAAGCGCGTCGTGAAATGCTCGACGGCGCACGGTACTACAGCGGCGATCAGGATATATTGCGCAGGCAGCGAACGAGCATAGGCGAAAACGGCCAGCTTGTGGCGGTTGATAATCTGCCCAATAACAAGATTGTTGATAACCAGTATGCAAAGCATGCCGATGTTAAAAAGAATTACATAGTCGGCAAGCCTATAACGTTCGCAGGCAAAAACGAAACGTACCTTGATGCGCTTAAAAAGGTGCTGGGCGCACGCTTCATGCGGACGATAAAGAATGCTGTTATTGAAAGCTTCAACAGCGGTATAAGCTGGCTGTACCCGTATTACGATAGAACGGGGCAGCTGGCTTTTAAACTGTTTCCTGGCTATGAAATCCTGCCGTTTTGGGCAGATGCGGAACACACGGTGCTTGATGCGGCTATAAGGTTGTATCAGGTAGAAGTGTATTACGCAAGCGAAAAGAAAATAATCGAAAAGGCCGATATTTTCAAGCCGGACGGCGTGGCAACGTACATCTTTGAAAACGGTACGCTTACGCCAGATAGCACAAAGCAGAGCTATATAACGCTTACCGATGCCAGCGGCAGCACAGAGGGCTACAATTGGGCGCATTTCCCCTTGATACCCATAAAGTATAACGCGCAGGAAATTCCGCTCATACGCCGCTGTAGGTCGTTACAGGACGCTATCAACCTGATTGAAAGCGACTTTGTAAACAACATGCAGGAAGACGCACGAAATACGGTGCTTATCTTGAAAAACTACGACGGTCAGGATTTGGGCGAATTCCGCAAGAACATCAGCACTTACGGCGCTGTAAAGGTGCGCACGGTCGAGGGCGTTGACGGCGGTGTTGATAGTCTTGAAATCACGGTGAATGCCGAGAACTATAAGACTGTACTTGATCTGCTGAAAAAGTCTCTGATAGAAAATCTGCGCAGCTACGATGCAAAAGACGACCGCATGTCAAATTCGCCTAATCAGATGAATATACAGTCGATGTACTCGGACATTGACCTTGATGCGAATGACACAGAGGTTGAATTACAGGCGGCATTTGAAGAAATATTGTGGTTTGTGAACACCTATCTTGCAAGCAAGGGTCAGTCGGTCGATGCCGCCGAGAATGTAGAAGTGATATTTAACCGCGATGTGCTGATAAACGAAACTGAAGCTATCAGCAATTGTGCTGCGTCCGTCGGCATCATATCCGACGATACGATAGTTTCTATGCATCCTTGGGTAAAAGACCCTGCTGCCGAGCTTAAGAAGCTTGAAAAGCAGAAGGAGGAAGCAGACCCCTACAGAGCGGCGTTTGAAATGGCGCGGAATAATCAGAACGCCGATGACGGTGCACCAACGATAGATGAAGAATGATGCATACTGGGCTAACCGCATGCGCATCCTTGAGGACGCGCTATTAGATACCGGCTTTGAATACGTTCAGAACCTTGAACGCCAATACGATAAGGCCATACGCGATATTGAAACAGATATAGCGCACTGGTATCAGCGATTTGCAAAAAACAACGAAATATCGCTGAACGATGCACGAAAGCTGCTTAATTCACAGGAGCTTAAAGAATTCAAGTGGACTGTCGAGGAATACATCAAATACGGCAAAGAAAACGCCGTTAACGGTGCATGGATAAAGCAGCTTGAAAACGCGTCGGCGCGAGTCCATATATCGCGGCTGGAAACTATAAAGCTTCAGCTACAGCAGCAGGCCGAAGTTTTAGCCGCAAAGCAGACGGAAGCCGCCAAGGGCGTTTCGGAGGGAGTTTATAGATCGAGCTACTATCACACTGCGTTTGAACTGCAAAAGGGCGTAGGCGTAGGCTGGACGCTTCATGCAATAGATGAAAATGTGATAGAAAAGGTGTTATCTCGTCCGTGGACGCTGGATAAGCAGACGTTCAGTGACCGTATATGGGCGAACAAACAGGCGCTTGTGAACACCGTCAATACGCAGATAACGCAGATGGTAATGCGCGGCGCTGCACCTGATAACACTATCAAGGTTATTGCCGACCGTTTCAAGGTATCTAAATCGCAGGCCGGACGGCTGGTGATGACAGAAAGCGCGGCATTCGCCAACGAAGCGCGTAAGGACTGCTTCAAAGACCTTGACGTTGAAAAGTACGTCATTGTCGAAACGCTTGACGGCAAAACATGCAGCCTGTGCGCACAGCTTGACGGCAAGGTATACCCCATGTCCGAATACGCTATAGGCGTGACTGCTCCACCGTTTCACCCGTGGTGCAGGGGCACAACAGCGCCGTACTTTGACGATATGGACGATATCGCCGAACGCTGGGCGCGAGACCCTGAAACGGGAAAGACCTACACCGTGCCTGGCAGCATGACCTATAAGCAGTGGGCGGCAAAGCAAACAGGGCTTGCAAAAAGCGTTAAACCGCTTGAAAAATCTGCGAAAAGTGGTATAATGTCTTTGCCTGATATTGAAATCGGCAAGAGTATTGGAGCAAAAGCGAAAAACTACGATATAATGGATTTGAGTACGGGCGAAATGTTTCATTTTGCTGAGGGTACGAAAATTCAAAATGTTAAAGTTTTTGCTGGAAAAGGTACGAACATCGTCTTTAGGCGAGCAAGTTTTTATGCTGAGCGATATGGTGGCAAACCCGAAGATTGGCAGCACGCTAAGGGGTTTGGGGTGCTATCTACAGCTGATGGGGATCGTGAAGCTGAAATCCATTGGGTACAATGTGCTGATATTGGCAAACATGAATTTTTCGTAAAGGAGTGGCTGGGTTGAGAGTTAAATATATTGGTACTGATTATGTGGCTTTGCCGACTGGTACAATCCGCGAAGTCCTTGCAATAGAAAAAGGTTGGTATCGTATTATGACAGAGCTTGGTGAAGACTATCTTTTCCCCAAAAGCGTTTTTGAGATAGTGGACGGCAGCGAAGCGGATGTAATTAAAAAAAGCTAACATATTTAACAATCAGTTTAAAGCATCGTTAACAGACGGTGCTTTTTTCATGCCAAAAAGGAGACAGCAGAGTGACAATCAACATCTTAGGTGCCAATTGGGCGATTATCGAAAGCAGCGTAAGAGACGATGACCGTTTGCACGACTGCGACGGTTATTGCGACTGGACAACACGCAAAATCGTTGTTGAACGCGAAATACAGGGTAACTTGTACGACATGGATGCTTACGTTAAAAAGGTCAAACGACACGAGATCGTGCATGCGTTCCTTGCCGAATGCGGCTTGCATGAATGCTCGGGCGAAACCGACGCGTGGGCAATGAATGAAACAATGGTCGATTGGTTTGCCCGGATGGGCGAGCGCATCTATAAAGCGTGGACGGAAGCCGACGCGGTTTAAAAAAGGAGGTAAAAGCAATGGCTACGAAAGCTGAAATAATCCAGTACATCAAAGATTGCGGGCAGGAGATTATTGATAAAGCGCCGGAGCTATACGGCAGCTGTAAATATCCCGAAAACATCAAGATTGAAATCGAGATAACGCCGGATACCGATTATCCGGAAATCAAGGTAATACACAACTTTATTCCTGAAACATTTATGGATAGAGAGTGGCCAGCTATATAACAATTTAATGATCGAAGCAGTCAAGCGTTAATTCGCAAGGCTGCTTTTTTCATACCCATTTTACCGCGTGCCCAGCGGATAACAAGCAGGGCGGCGCTGAATACGAGGACTGGCTCGATAAAAAGGAACAGCGCAGAAAGGACGTAAACATGAAACTGCAATGGTTAAAGGACATCATAGGCGACGTTTACACGGATGATATGGACAATGCGGCGGCACAGGCTCTCGGCAAGGACTTTGTATCGCGTGCAGACTTCAACGAAAAGGCCGGTAAGGTAAAGGAGCTTGAAGCGACGGTTACACAGCTTAACGGCACAGTAAAAGACCGCGACAAGCAGCTTGAAACGCTGAAAGCATCCACCGGCGACATGGCCGCACTGAAAGAACAGATAAGCAAGCTACAGCAGGACAACGCTGACGCGGCGAAAGCCCACGCAGCGGAGATAAAGCGCCTGAAAATCGATACTGCCGTTGATATGGCCGTGGCGACCGCAAAGGCGAAAAACGTTAAGGCGGTAAAGGCGTTGCTCGATCTTGATAAAGCAGAGCTTGATGAAGACGGCACAGTCAAAGGGCTGGCCGAGCAGCTTAAGAAGCTTGCAACCGCTTCCGATAGCGCGTTTATGTTTGAAACCGGAAAGCAGCAGCAGAAATTTGACGGCTTTAAGCCGGGCGAAAAGGGCGGCGAACCTAACGGCGGCATGACGCTTGAAAGCTTTAGAAAACTGTCGCCGGTCGAACGCTTCAACTTTTCGCAGAAAAACCCCGAAGAATACAAAAAACTATATGGAGGAACTAATTAATGGCACATCAGATTTATGACAATTTTTATCTGTCGAACGAAATCGAAGATCAGTACAATTCGCACCTTGATCTACAGTCGTTCTGCACTGTAGATAACACACTTGAAGGCTCTGCCGGCATGCTGCGTAAAATCAACGTTTACAAAGCAACCGACGGTACTGAAAAGCTGGCTATGGGCGCTGGCAACACCAAAAGCATCGAAGTCAGCTATACTCCGCATGAATACCGTATTCAGCTTGCGCAGAACCGTTTTAAATACTACGACGAGCAGACCATGACCGATCCGCAACTTGTACCCGTTGGCGCAAAGCACATGGGCACTGACATGTTTAACACCGTCAACAAGGATATTTACGGCGAGTTTGCAAAGGCTACACAGGTTGCTGTTGTCAGCAAGTTTGATTTCGGCGCTTTTGCGGATGCACAGTCCATCCTTGCCCTTGAGAACCTTGAAGACGTGACTATTTTCGCGTTTGTCTGCCCCGCCGACGTGGCCGAGCTGCGCAAGGAGCTGAAGGACACCTTGCAGTATGTTGAGGCATTCGCTAAAAACGGCTATGTCGGCAGTGTGGCCGGTGTAAACATCTACACCAAGAAAGATGCAACCGCCGGTTCTATCTACATGGCAACCAAGGAAGCTGTAACGCTGTTTAACAAGAAGGGCACGGAGACCGAAACCGAACGCGACCCCAATACCCGTGAAAACAGCATCTATTCTCGTAAGTACTACATTGCAGCACTTACCGATGAGACTAAGGATGTTAAGATTTTCAAGGGCACTGCAACCGCAGCGTCTGAAACCACCGTTACCAGCGGTACTACCTATTACGCCAAAGTCGGCCTGGGTTACGTCGCAGTTACGCCCGCGAGCGGTGATAACCCGAAAACTAAGGGCTGGTATACCATCGCATAAGGAGGCGCAACATGGACATACTTTCGACCGCAAAGGAACGTTTAGCGGCGTTTGGATATAAAGTGACGGATGATGACAATTCGGCGCTTGAGTATAACATACGCCGCGCCGAAGCGTATCTGATAGCGCAGACAAATCAGAAGCAAGTGCCCGAAGGACTTGAATATGTATGGGTCGATATGGCCGTTGGTATGTTCCTTGCCGACAAGAAAGCTACAGGCGCGTTAGGCGATACATATACGTTTGATGCGCCTGTAAAAAGCGTATCGGAAGGCGATACATCGGTCACGTTTGCGATATCTGATGCAGGATCAGCCGAAGACCAGTTTAATGCGGTTATCAGTAAAATGATAAATCCCAGCGCGGAAGTAATAGCCGCGTATAGAAAGCTGGTGTGGTAAATGGCTACGCGTAAAGCAGCACTGCAAAGTCTGTGGCGCGGCGTTTGCAACGTGTATATGCAGGAATATACCGTAAACGGCAAAACAGGCAGGGACGAAGCTAAAGAGGTTCTGAAGCTTGAAAAGCAGCCTTGCCGTCTGTCGTTTGAAAGCATACAAAGCACGGGCGACGCAAACGGTGCGCCGATAATTCAGCAGTCGGTGAAACTGTTCATTGATAGTACGCTGGATATACCGGCAGGCGCTAAGATCGTCGTTACACAAAACGGCGTTACCAACGCATACGCACGTTCGGGCGAACCGGCGATATACAAATATCATCAGGAAATCATGCTGATACCGTTCAAGGATTACGCATAATGGCTAAGTGGGGAAATTGTAAATTCGATCAACTGAAAGAATACGCCGAAAGGCTTGAAAAGCTGACGGATGCCGATATTGAAGAACTGTGCATTAAGTGCAGCAAGGAATTAGCGGCGCGACTTTTGGCATTGGTCATCCCGCGAACGGTTGTAGGCGATTACAGTGTATTGAAAGTCCGCACAGCGCGAAAGGATACCAAATACCGCAAAAAAGGCGAACAGTATACCGTGCGTGTCAAGCCCAAATCCGGCAAAATGGGTGGTACGCTGCGGCGCGGTTGGACTTCAAAAACACATGCTGAAGCAGCAAGCGGCAAGGGCAAGAACGGGAAACCGATCAAAGAATATGCCGCAAGCTTGCCGGTGTGTAAAGTTAGCGGCTATTACATAATTCAAATCATCAATCCAGTCGAATATGCATCCTATGTTGAATTTGGACACCGCACAAAAAGCGGCGGCTGGGTCAATGGAAAGTATATGCTGACTATTTCCGAAGAACGGCTAAAGCAGATTTCGCCGGTTGTGTTGCAGCGGATGATTAACAAGAAACTACACGAGGTGCTGAATGGCTGAAATCAACACAAACATTATACTTGATGGCATAACGCTTGCCCTGCGCAAGGCGTTCCCGGATAGCATGATAACATCAAACGAAGTGAAGCAGGGGCTTAATGTTCCTGCTTTTATCGTGCGTATGGTGTCGTTCCAAACACAGGCGCACCCGATGCAGAGGCATAAAAACCTGCCGCGCTTTGATATTATCTATTTTCCCAAAGCGGATCGGGAAGAATGCTACAGCGTTTCGGATAAGCTGTGCAAGGTGCTTGAAGTCATAGCGCTGCCGTCCGGCGATAAGGTGCGCGGCGTGGATATGTCGTCGGAAATAACGGACGATGCGTTGCATTTCTTCATATCTTACAATCACTTCGTGTATGCGCCTTACTACGATACCACAATGGATGAATTAAAAATCAAACAGGGTGAAGCAAATGAAGGATAAAAAGGCGGCAAAAGCCGCACCGATAACCTATACAAAGCAGCAGCTGCTATCATCCAAACGCTACGCAAAGCGGCGCGATCTTGTCGGTGCGCTGCTGGATGACGACGGCGAATATACAATTGATGCCGTCGATGCTGCTATTAAAAACTATATGAAAGGCAAGGTAAATTAATATGGCACTTGGTGGCGGTCTGTGGACTGTTCAAAATAAGGTACTGCCGGGTACATACATCAATTTCGCCAGCACCGCGAAAGCGTCGGCTGCACTGTCCGACAGGGGCTATGTGGCTATGCCGCTGATGCTGGACTGGGGCATTGATGGCAAGGTTTTCACTGTTACAAGCGCTGATTTTCAGAAAAACTGCCTGAAACTGTTCGGCCACAACTACAACGATGATGAAATGCTGCCGCTGCGCGAACTGTTCATGAATGCACAGACGCTGTATGCGTACCGTCTTAACGGCGGCGGCGCAAAGGCTGCTAACACGTTCTGCACGGCCAAATACACGGGCACTGCCGGTAACAAGCTGTATGTCGTTATCGCTGCAAACGCCGATAGCACAAGTATGTTCGATGTAAGCCTGTATTACGATACTACGCTGCTCGATGCGCAGACCGTAGCGGCGGCAACGGCGCTGAAAGACAACGACTTTGTTACATGGAAAACTAATGCAACGCTTGAAGTAACGACTAAAACCGCACTCAGCGGCGGCACTAACGGTACTGCCAATGCAGCGGCACATCAGGCGGCGCTTGATAAGTTCGAAAGCTACAGCTTTAACACGCTCGGTTGTCCTGTCGATGACACTACTACTGCAAAGCTGTACATGAATTATACAAAGCGTATGCGCGATGAAGTCGGCGCAAAGTTTCAGACGGTTATTTTCAACCTGTCTGCCAATGCGAAAATTGCCGACTATGAGGGAGTCATCGAAGTTGCAAGCAAGGCGGCTGATTACCCGTCGAACGTTGCAGGCATCGGCCAGTATGCACTTGTTTACTGGGTCACCGGCGCTTCTGCCGGATGCGCTGTGAACAAATCCAATACCAACAAAAAATACGACGGCGAGTTGTCGATTGACGTTGACAAGACACAGGCTGATCTTGCGGCAGATATCGAAGCCGGACGTTTTGTTATGCACAACGTAAACGGCGATGTTCGCGTACTGGAGGATATAAACTCCCTCACTACCACATCGGAAACAAAGGGCGATATCTTCAAGAACAATCAGACTATCAGGGTATGCGATCAGATAGCCAACGACGCGGCGGTGCTTTTCAATACGCGCTATCTCGGTGTTGTCGCAAACGACGCGGCAGGCCGTATTTCGCTGTGGAATGATATCTGCAAGTTGCATCAGGCGCTTGAGAATATTCGCGCTATCGAAAACTTTGAACCCGATAGCGTGACTGTGGAACAGGGCGAGACAAAGCGCTCCGTTCTGTGCACGATCAAAGACCTGAACATTATCAACGCGATGGAACAGCTTTATATGTCCATCGTGATTATGTAAGAAAGGGGATAAATTATGGATCGTATTCATATGGACGCGCTCGATGCGATAGCCGGTGCACAGGCCGAGGCATTTATTACACTTGCCGACGGCAACAGATACCGAATGATAAACTTCGTATCCTTTGAAGCAAGCGCGGAGATAAATCTTGTTGAGGTTCCCATTCTCGGCAAGTCCGGCAAGGGCAACAAGCCCACCGGCTGGACGGGTACATGGTCGGGCAATGCGCAGTATAACCAGTCTGTTTTCAGAGAAATGATGCTGGAGTACAAGCGTACCGGCAAACTGCCGCGCTTTGATATCCAGGTAACCAACGAAGATCCCACAGCTTCTAACGGCAGGCAGACGATCATCTTGAAAAACTGCTATTTCAAGGGCGGTATACTTACCAAATTTGATGCCGATGCCGAGACGCTTGATGAGGATATCGAGGGCACGTTTGACGATTGGGAGATGCCCGAAAAATTCAACCTGCTTAACGGCATGCAGTAAAGAAAGGATAATACATGGCTAATTCGCTTTCCGCGTTTCTTGCTGAAAACGCAAAGAAAATTGATAACATAAAGTACGCCGTTTCCGACCGATTTGTGGACGAAAACGGCGATGCTATTGAATGGGAAGTAAAGTGCATCACGGCAGCGGAAAACGCGGAACTGCGTAAAACGTGCATGCGCACTGTTCCCGTTCGCGGCGGTCGCAAGGGACAGACCACGCAGGAATTTGACGAGGCGGCATATACCGCAAAGCTGGCCGCACGCTGCACAGTGTTCCCGAATCTGAACGACGGCGAATTGCAGCAGTCGTACCACGTCAACGGTGCTGATAACCTTATTGTCGCCATGCTTACACCTGCCGAATTTGACGATTACACCGTAAAGATAATAGAGCAGTGCGGTTTTAAAACCGGCGAGGAGCTTGTTGAAGAAGCAAAAAACTAATTGATGAGGGCGACCCCGAAGCAAACTATGCTTATTATTGCCTTCATAAATTCCGCTGGGCACCGCATGTTTTTCTTGAACTATCGCCGCAGGAGCAGGCATTTGTTATCGCGGCGATAGACCGCAAGGTCGAACAGGAAAGAAAAGAAGCGGCCAAAATAAAGAAGAAATAAGCGCCGAAGTAAACGGGGTCTGCTACGGCGCTTCCGTTAAAAAGGGGGTCGATTATGGCCACTATCAAAACAGTATTATCGATACAGGACGCGATGACAAAGCCCCTGCGCAGCATAAACAGGGCGATGAACCTTGTTATCAGCAGCATGGAGCAGATGCAGAAAGCAACGCGCAAGCCTGTTGATACAAAGGCGCTGAAAGCTGCACGTGACGAACTGGCAAAAATGGGCGCTGCTATCGATGATATTGAAGAAAAAACCGAAAGAGCTGGTAATACTGCCGATAAAACAGCATCAAAATTCAGAAAAATCATGGCAGCTGTCGGCGGTGTCGCAGCTGTAAAAAAAGCTGTTGAATTATCCGATAATCTTACACAGGCGCAAGGCCGAATGAAGATGCTTACCGGCAGCGACGCGGCGGCAAGCCAGATGAATGACGCGATCTATTCACTTGCTAACCGTTCACGCGCAAGCTATTTAGATACGGCTAAGTTTGTAACCGATATGGGCACGAATGCCGGTGTAGGTGCAAAGGGCGCGTTTGCTAACACTGATGAACTGCTGCGCTTTTCCGAAAGCGTTAATAAACTATTCGTTATCGGTAATGCGAATTCTGACGCGCAAAAAGCCGCAACCTTGCAGCTAACTCAGGCTATGGCCTCAGGTGTCCTGCGCGGCGAGGAATTGAATTCGATTTTTGAACAATCTACACCGCTTATTCAAACTGTAGCCGACTATCTTGATGTTCCGTTAGGCAAAATCCGCGATATGGCAGCAGATGGGCAGATAACCGCCGAAATTGTCAAAAACGCAATGATTGCAAGCGCGGACGAAATAGATAAAAGATTCAGTAAAATGCCGTATACATGGTCGCAGATATGGACGGTCGTTTCAAACGTTATAATGCGTGTGCTAACGCCGGTGTTCAAGCTCATCAGTGCAATAGCGCAGTTTGTAGCTAATAACTGGTCAATTATCGCACCGATCGTATTAGGCATCGCGGCAGCATTCGGCGTGTGGCTGTTGGTTACAAAGGGTGCTTACATATGGTTTTCTGCCTTTTATGTAATAACTAAAGCTGTAACGGTCGCACAGGCCGCGCTAAATGCAGTATTAGCGCTTAATCCGTTGGCGCTTATTATTATCGGCATTATAGCGTTGATTGCACTGATAGCGGCTGTAATCGGAATAATCAATCGCGTTAAAGGTACGTCCATTTCTGCTATTGGCGTTATATGCGGTGGAATAAATGTTGTTTGGGCTGCTATAAAAAATGCTGGTTTAATGATTGCTAACGTCGCATTGGGAATATTAGACATATTTCTTGCGTGTGTGTATAACATCGGCGCGACATTTTCCAACACAATTGCCGATATTGAAATGCTGTTTTGGGGTTTCTTGGCCGTCGCAGTTGAAGTCGTTTTAGGTGTTGTAAAGCTACTAAACAAACTGCCGTTCGTGAACATTCCGACTGACGGTTTATCAAGCACCGTAGATACCTTTATGGGCAAATCTGATGCTGCACTTTCAAAACGTAAGGATTACAAGGAACTTGATGATGCTTTCATGACCGGCTTTAGAACATTTGATGCTTTTGGTTCAGGTTGGGCAAGCGATGCATATAAATCCGGCTATAATTTCGGCGAAGGTATTTCAAATAAAATAACCGGCTTGGGCGACAGCATAGGAGGCTTATTAGGGCAGGCGGCAGCCAACACAGAAGCCACAGCCGAGAATACAGGCAGTGCGGCTTCTTCGCTGAAAAACACAAGCGAAGATTTGAAGTATCTGCGCGATCTCGCCGAGCAGGAAGCAATCAACCGTTTCACAACGGCAGAGGTAAAAATCGACATGACGGGTATGACGAACAGAATATCATCGGACATGGATTTAGACGGTGTTCTGCGCGTCCTGACTGACGGCTTTGCCGAAGCCCTTACCGTCGCGGCAGAGGGGGTACACGCATAATGTATAGTTTCTTTTTCGATGATATGCAGCTGCCTGTTACCCCGTCGAAGCTGTCCGTTAAAATCAAAGGCAACAATAAAACGTTGACGCTGGTGAACGAGGGAGATATTAATTTTCTTCGTTCGCCCGGCTTAACGGAAATCAGCTTTGAAATGCTGCTGCCGATGCTTGAGCAGTATTCTTTCGCATCGGAATATCGCCAGCCTGACTACTATTTAGGCATCCTTGAAAGCTATATGACGGAAAAGAAACCGTTTCGTTTCATCGTAAGCCGCGTATCGCCGTCAGGTGACAAGCTTTACGATACGAACATAAAAGTAAGCCTTGAAGATTACACGGTGTCAGAGGACGCCACAGACGGCTTTGACGTAACTGTAAGCATAAATCTGAAACAGTATATTGACTATGCGACGAAGAAAGTAACGGTTACGAAGCCCGATAACAGCAGCAAATCAACGCTGAAAACCGAAACACCGCGTGAGACTTCCGGCAAGCCGACCGCAAAGACCTACACCGTAAAGAGCGGTGATTGCCTGTGGACTATCGCAAAGAAGTATTACGGTAACGGTGCACAGTACACGAAAATTTACAATGCCAATAAGGACAAGATCAGCAATCCTAATCTGATCTACGTAGGGCAGGTGTTGACTATCCCGTGAAAGTTGACATTTTGATACAGCGTGACAGCACCATCTATTATCCCATTGTTGCCGAAGACGTAAAGCTTACGTGGGAACGCAAGGGAACGCCCGGCAAACTGACATTTTCCGTTGTAAAGGACGATGTGATATCTTTCGCCGAAGGCAACCCGGTAAAGCTGACAATCGACGGCGTTGATCTGTTCTATGGCTTTGTGTTTAAAAAAAGCCGTTCGGGTACGTCGCCGAATGTGATTGAAGTTACCGCATACGATCAGCTGCGATACTTCAAGAATAAAGATACCTACGTTTATTCCAATAAAAAGGCAAACGAAGTAATCCGCATGATAGCCGATGACTTTAACCTGAAAGTCGGAACGCTTGAAGATACGGGATATGTTATCGGTTCACGCACCGAAGACGATAGCACGCTGTTCGATATCGTGCAAAACGCGCTTGATGAAACGCTACAGGCAAAAACAAAGCTGTATGTACTGTACGACGATGTTGGCAAGCTGACGCTTAAGAACATCGAGAGCATGAAGCTTGATTTGCTGATAGACGCTGATACTATCGGCGATTATTCGTATACCACATCAATCGACGATCAGACGTACAATCAAATCAAGATAACGTTTGAAAATCAGGACAGCGGCAAGCGCGAAGTATTCATTGCAAAGGATAGTGCGAATATAAACCGCTGGGGCTTGCTGCAATACACCGATAGCGTTGAATTATCCACATCGGGCGCAGCAAAGGCCGAAGCGCTGTTGAAACTGTATAATTCGCTGACGCGCACCTTATCCGTATCAAACGCGCTTGGTGATATCCGTGTGCGCGGCGGCTCAAGCGTCATTGTAAAGCTGGGGCTTGGCGATATCAACGTGCAAAGCTATCTGATGGTTGAGAGTGTGACGCACAATTTCACGAACGGCCAGCACCTAATGGACTTGAAATTGAGAGGTGGACAATTTGTCAGCTGATTTAGCGCCGTTTCTGAACGACGTAAAACGCGCAGCAGTGGAGGCGGTTAAAGCATCGAAGCCGTTTGCGCTCGTGCTTGGCACTGTAAACAGCGTATCGCCGCTTAAAGTGCAGATAGATCAAAAGCTTGAGCTGACGGCGGCGCAGCTGATGCTTACAAACGCCGTGCGCGATCATTCGGTATATGTAACGCCGGAGGGCGGCGAAAAGAAAAAATACAAGCTGCATTACGGCCTGAAAACGGGCGAACGCGTCATACTGCTACGCGCCGACGGCGGGCAGAAATTCATTATTTTAGACAGGGTGGTGACACCGGCATGATACCAGTTGTTGACGATGAATTATTAACGCTGGAAGACGAAACACAGCCGTCATTGACCTACGCGCTTGATGCCGAGAACGGGAGAATACGCGGCAAGGTGGACGGCCTTGAAGCGGTAAAACAGGCCGTGTATCTGGTACTGAGCACAGAACGTTTTGCGCACCTGATTTATTCATGGAACTACGGCGCGGAGCTTGACGGCTTTATAGGCCAGCCGAAAGAATACGTTTTATCGGAAATCAAGCGCCGCATAAGCGATGCGCTGTTACAGGACGACCGCATAACGGCGGTTGATAATTTCAAATTTGAAACAAAAAAGAACGCTGTGCATGTGATATTTACCGTGCATAGCGTTTTTGGCGAAACGGAGGTGACTACGGATGTACGAAGATAAAACCTATGAAGCGATATTGCAGGAAAAACTTGCGCGTGTCGCATCGTATTTGGATAAACGCGAGGGGTCGATAATCTACGACGCCCTTGCGCCGAATTCGCTTGAAAGCGCAATGCTGTATATCGCGCTGGACAGCGTTCTGAATGAAACGTTTGCCGATACCGCAAGCCGCGAATACCTTATAAAGCGCTGTGCGGAACGCGGAATAGCGCCGCTTCCGGCGACATACGCGGTCGGCGTGGGCGTGTTCAATATGAATGTAAGCATCGGTGCGCGTTTCAGCTGCGATAAATACAACTGGGCTGTTACCGAAAAGATCGAAGATAACAAATTCTATCTTACCTGCGAAACGGCAGGCGCAGACCCCGGCAACTATTTAGGCCAGCTGATACCCATTGATTACATCGACGGCCTGACGGCGGCGGCGCTGACAAGCATCAGCATAAACGGCGAGGATGAGGAAAGCACCGACGCACTGCGCACACGATATCTTAATAGTTTCAGCAATCAGGCATACGGCTTTAATCGAAGCCAGTACATCGACGTTACCGAAGCACTGCCCGGCGTGGGCGGCTGTAAGCCATACAGGGCGTGGAACGGCGCAGGAACAGTGAAGCTTGTTATCACCGACAGCAACTATCAGCCGCCGTCTACTGCGCTTGTAAGCACCGTACAGACGACTATAGACCCCACGCAGAACAGCGGCGACGGCATGGGGCTTGCGCCCATTGACCACGAGGTTACCGTTGTCGGCGCGACGGGGACGACGATAAACATCTTTACGACGCTGACATTCCAAAGCGGCTGGAATTTATCCGAATGCGAGCCTTACATTGAAGCGACGCTGGATAAATACTATTCCGAGCTTAATGCAACGTGGGCGCAGGAGAACAATTTGATAGTCCGCATTGCGCAGATAGAGGCGCGGCTTTTGGCCGTTCCCGGCATCGTGGATATAACTGGCACGAAGATAAACAATCAAACCAGTAACTTAACACTGGATAAGGACGCTGTAGCGGTCAGGGGGCTTTTCAGCAATGCGCAACTTTAATAATCTACGCACGATAGATTTAAAAGAATATCTGCCGGGCGTTTTGAAGGACGTTGCGGAAATACGCGCCGTCATGGACACGGAAACGCCGGAGATACAAGCCCTGTGGGATGCTGCCGAAGCCTGCATGAACGACCAGTTTATACAGACGGCGACAGAAGACGGCATAGCGCGGCGTGAAAGCATGCTGGGCATATCGCCGTATGCGTCTGACACGCTGGACGACCGGCGCTTTAGATTGCAAAGCCTGTACACCGAAAATGTACCCTACACGCGGCGCAGCCTGAAAAACTGGATTGAAACGCTGTGCGGCAAGGACGGCTATGTGCTTACTATCACAACTTCAAATTTCAATGTTGATGTAAAAGTCGCGCTGGGCGTAAAGAAACAAGAAAACGTTATCCGCGAAACGCTTGAACGCATGCTGCCGTACAACATGACCTTTTCCGTAAGCTTGCTTTATAACATTTGGGGCAGCGTGAAAACAAAGACCTGGGGCAGCGTGAAAACCAAGACATGGCAAAATCTTAAAGAGGAGGTATCTGCCTGATGGCTACATATACCACCAATTATAATCTGAAAAAACCGGCTGACAGCGATTTTATCAATGTCGCCGACTTCAACGGTAATTTCGATACCATTGATACCGAGCTGAAAAAGCGTCCCGTTGTCGACGAAGACGGCAAGCTATCAGACAGCCTGCTGCCGGATTTATCCGAAACCTACGAGGAAAAAGGCGCAGTTGCTACGGCGGTAAGCGTACACAACACAAGCACAAACGCGCATAACGATATTCGCATCGAACTCGGCAAAAAAGCGCCCGTCCCCATCATCGGCACCGCGCCGCCCACGACATCGACCGTCGGTGTTGTCGGGCAGGAATACATCGACACGGCGGCAAAGCTTGTTTATCACTGCACAGCGGCGGCGGCTACGGGGTATACGTGGGAGGTGTATTCCGCGGGGCGGTCGTCGAAAGTGAATTTAACGCTGTATGCGTCGAGCTGGAGTACGGCAAAGAAATACACCGTCAGCAACGCGAACATTACGGCGACATCGGCGGTCGAGCTTCTGCCGCGAGAAAACAACGGGATAACACAGGCGCAGCTGGAGGCGCTGTCGGGCGCTATGATCGTCGGCGGCACACAGGCGGCAGGGAGCATCCAGCTCGTCGCGCTGGGTGACGTTCCGACAACGGATATCCCGGTGACATTAATAATCAGGAGGGATTTGTAATGCCTTTAATAAACCGATGCGGAGGCGGTTCATCCTTTGCCGCTGTTATACAGGTGACATACAACTCCGGCGCGGTATGCACCTGCGCGAACGGCAGCACAACGCTGACTGCGCCTGATACTTCGGGCAATGTTAATTTCAAAGTGAAACGCGCTGGCGCATGGACAGTAAGTGTGTCAAAGAATGGGCAAACCAGTACGGTAACTGTGAATGTGTCGGAGGACGGGTCTGTTACGAAAGTTAGCCGAACGTCATATAAGGTTTTCGGCATTAGCCGCGATATAACAAAGTCGTCTCCCTCGTGGGCAAGGACAGACGACGCGGTTGGCTTTACTGCGACAGCATCCGTCGGTACTGTAGCCGGTTCAAGCAGCTTTGATAATTGTTATCCGTGGAATGGTATTGTGCGCGAAACGTTGTCAACCGGCGATGTCATGGTTAAAATACCGCGCTTTTGGTATCGGCGTTATCGAAGCGGTAATGTCGAATACATAAAAATAGCGACTGATGCTGCAAATGATATTTCAAGTTATCAGGGCTTTGCTTTGCACCCGGCGTTTAATCATGCAAATGTTCCGAAAGATCGCATTTATGTCGGCGCATATACAGGGTCAACTGGACGGAAATCTATATCGGGTGTTGCACCGTTGCTAAACGAAGCTAAACAGACCGTGCGCCCAGCAGTACAAGCAAAGGGAACTGGATGGAACATCATGGACATATCCACTTTGTCGGCAATTCAGATGCTGATACTTGTGGAATTTGCCACGAACAACGTTCAAGCTGCCATAGGACGAGGAAATTGCGATAATACTTCACAAGTAACTTTAAAAACAGGCACTTGCGACAATGTTCCACACCTTACGGGGCGACCGGCTGGCACGAACGGGAAAACCGATGTGGTGTGGCGAGGAATAGAAGGACTGTGGGGCAATGTTGACGAATGGCTCGATGGGTGTACTAAAAACACCAATGCGTCAGGCTATGCGAGAGGCTGGTTTGTATGTAACGACCCTTCAATGTATGGCGAAGATTGGGACAAAGACGGTCTGCTGACTAATTATACACAGCTTAGTGAAGAAACTCCCCAATGGTCAAGCTATACATATTTTACGAAGATGTGTCTTGATTCAAATAATACTCATATTTTGTTGCCATACACTGGTAACACCGGCAGCGCAACAACCTTCTTTTGCGATGCGGTAAGCTATGGGGCATCTTTTGACGTAGGGCTTATATACGGTGGTTCAGCGGCAAACGGTAATCAAGCTGGCATATTTTCAATGTCAACTATAACCACATCCGCGCAAGGAAACAAGCATAGTGACTGTGGTTTCCGTATGATCTACATTCCGCAGGAGGCAGCATCATGAGAGTACAAGGCAACGCTTCACCGGCAGCGGTCACGGTAGAAAGCTACTGGCCGATGCCGGGATATGCAGAAATTCGGCTGTATGAGAACGTAAAGGATATCACGCCTACGGATGCTGAAAACCCCACGCCGCTGTTTGAATACGACGAATATGTTATCCATGTCAAGGAAAAGGACGGCTTGCAGGCGGAAATCGAAAGCAACCTTGCCGAATGGCTGGCGACGGGTAGAATGCTCGAAGTCAACGAGAACGCAAGTGTTGTACAGGATATGAGAACCGAGCTGAAAAACGCCGTGAGCACCGGCGACCTTGAGGCGGCATACAGAGAAGGAGTAAACAGCATATGACAAAGACAGAGGCCATGACCAAAATGAAGGAAAAGGGCGCGGACGATGCGCTCAATCTGCGCGGACGCGCAAGCACGATGGACGGCACGGCGATAATCGCGGAGGAAAGCAAAGTGCCCGATTTCGACGCGCAGAAGGATTACAGCGCATGTCCTGCCGGTACGCCGGTTGCGGACGAGGGGCAGGTGTGGACGCTTATACAGCCGTACAACGCCGCGAATTATCAGGGCAGGCCGTCAACGCTTCGCGCTCTGTGGGGGCTGTGCCACACGAAAGACCCTGCAAAGGCTAAAGCATGGGTAGCCCCTCTCGGAACGAGCGGCATGTACATGACCGGCGAATGCTACAAGGACGCTTCCGGAAAGGTACACAGGTGCTTGCAGGATAATGTTGTATACGATGCGTCGGCGCTGCCGAGCGCGTGGGAGGATGCGGAATGAACATAACCCCGAAACAGGTGCTCACGTTAGCCGCAAAGTACATAGGCTATAAGGAAAAGGCATCGGACAGGGACTTATACAGCTTTGAGGACAACGCCGGACGGGGCAACTTCACGATGTTTCAGGCCGAGCTCGACAAGGCGAAGTTCTGGAACACGCCGAAGAACGGCTATGAATGGTGCACAAGCTTTGTAGCGTGGTGCTTCTGGCGCATTGCCGGGAGCGAGGCTAAGGATATTCTGTGCCTTACCGGACCATACGGCGCAAGCTGCGTGAGCTGGGCGAAATACTACGCGGCACAGGCGAGGCTTTTCACCAAGCCGCAGGTGGGCGATCAGTTTTTCCAGCGCGACAGCCGCGACGGACTCCCCTGCCACACGGGAATTGTCGAGAGCGTAAACGGCAACACGTTCGTCACCATAGAGGGCAACTACGGCAACGCCGTACAGCGCGTTACCCGGTATCTCGGCAGCACGGTCTACGGCTTCGGCAGGCCGAAATATACAGCAGAAAGCGAGGATGAAGAAATGGTCAGATGGAACAAGATCGAGGATGTGCCGGAGGGCTTTTACCGCGACACCGTCAGGCAGCTTATGCAGGACGGCATAATCAAGGGCAAGGGCAACGGCGTTATCGACCTGACGGAGGATATGCTCAGGGTGACGATATATAACAAAAGAATGATTGAAATGATGTTGGAGAAATAAAGTATGGCAGAGAGCATAATAGTCGCTATCATAACGGGCGTTTTAACGCTCGTCGGCGTACTTATCAGCAACAGCAAATCACAGGCGGTAATGGAAACAAAGGTGATCGAGCTGACACGAGAGGTCAGGGAGCACAACAAGTTTGCAAAGCGTATGCCTGTGGTAGAGGAACAGATCAAGGTAATCAACCATCGCATAAGCGATCTTGAAGACGACATGAAAAATCATCATCATTAACAGGAGGCACATTTATGAAAATCAACTGGACTGTAAGACTTAAAAACAAAACCTTTTGGCTCGCGCTCGTTCCGGCGGTGCTGCTGCTTATTCAGGTAGTGGCGGCGGTGTTCGGCATCGATCTCAAGCTTGACGCGCTGGGAGACAAGCTACTTGCCGTTGTAAACGCGCTGTTTGCGGTGCTTACCATTCTCGGCGTAGTCACAGACCCGACGACCGCCGGAGTCAGCGACAGCAGGCAGGCTATGGAGTACGATAAGCCGAAGTGTGATAAGTAATCCCTTGTAAACCATAAAACGGAGGCCGTTTGATGACTGCAACCATCAAAGAATTTTGCCGGATAAACGGCATTGACGAAGCATCGGCAAACCTTGCCGATATCATCTATGAAGCTTTGATAGGCGGTGACAATGGAAGCCTTGAAAGAAATAGCGCAGCCGAAGCGAAAATGCAAGCTGCAATTTCCAACGGCATTGCGCGAACGGCTGATAGCTGAATGCGGCTTTACGCTTGAAGAAAAGACGATACTTAATCTACGCGCCGACGGATTATCCATCATCGAAATAGCCGACCGGCGGCATTGCAGTGTTGAAACGATCAACCGGCGTATACGCAGCATCAAAAACAAAATAGCAGACATAGTTAAAGGGTAGCGCATTATGCGTTACCCTGTTTTTTTATGACACATTATCGCCCTGTAACTGACACGTTACGGGGCATTTTTTATGCGATGATTTAGGCAGAAAAAAACAAAAGGGGGTTAACCCATGAATGGAATGTATGGTTACGGAAACGGCTACGGATATGCACCGTCCTACGCGCCACAGATGGGCACAGGAGCGCAGATGCCGCAAAGATGTCAAGTTATCAAAGTAAACGGCAGAAACGGCGCTGACGCGTTCAGGATGGCCGCTGACAGCTCGGTGTTGCTGCTGGATGAAAACGATCCTATAGTGTGGCTGAAAACGACTGACGGCGCAGGTTATCCGACGATAACGCCGTATTCCATCGCGCCTTATCAGCCAGCGCCCGAAGTAAACGTGAATGATCTTGAAATCAGAATAAAGCGACTGGAGGACATGTTAAATGGCAAATCCGATGATGCAGATGTTAGGGCAAAGCGTGGGAAAGCGAATGCCGAATAACCCTCTTGCAATGATAGCTGAATTTCGAAAATTCGCGCAGGGCATGACACCCGAAAAAGCAGGCGCGGAAATTGAAAAGCTTCTAACATCGGGGCGAATGACGAAAGAACAATTTGAAGAATTAAAAGAACAAGCAAAATTCTTCATGCAGTTTCTGAAATAGGCCGGGTCGACACGGTTTATTATAAAAAATCTACGAAAGGAGAAAAACGATGGATAATTACAGTTTATCCGATCTTGCATCCGTTGTAGGCAACAAAGATAACGACGGTTTCGGCTTTGGCAGTGGCGGTTTGCTGCTTGTGGTTGTACTGTTCCTGTTCTTTATGATGTTCGGCGGCTTTAACCGCGCCGGTGATTATGGTCAGTATGCAACCGCTGCATCACAGCAGGAGATCCTTTTCGGCCAGCAGTTCGGCCAGATTAATGATCGCCTTACCAGTATCGGCAACGGCATTTGCAATCTTGGCTACGATGTGCAGGGCAACATAGGCCAGCTCGGTAAAGAGATGGCGCTTGCTCAGAATGGCACAAACATGACCATTATGCAGACCGGCAACAGCATCCAGGCACAGCTTGCCGATTGCTGCTGCAAGACACAGCGCGCCATCGACGGCGTTAACGCGAACCTTGAAGCGAAGTTCGCGGCACTGGAAAAGTCGCAGCTTGAACAGCGCATTGCCGAACAGTCGGCGCGTATTGCCAGTCTTGAAATGGATAACCGTATGTATGGCGTAGTCCGCTATCCTAACGGCTATACCTACAACGCCGGTATGTCCCCGTTTTGCGGCGGCGGTTGCTGCGCATAACCCTAAATGATTATCCGCTTTAACAGCGTTAGCCCGTGTGGTAAACGCTGCACGGGCATTATTAATATTTAATTAAGAAAGGAATTATAAAATTATGGCTTGCAATTCTAAACTGAAAAACGCGCATTACAAAAGCGCACAGAACGCATACAACAACATCGCGCAGACCTTTGTTGCTGCCGGTACGCCCGTTAACGTGCTGGGCATCCTGAACACCGATACCGGCTGTTCGATAGATACCGTCACAGGCGGCTTTGTAGTCGCGTCCAGCGGCCTTTATCGCATCAGCTATGATGTTGTGTTCACGGCTGACGCAGCCGGTACAGCCGAGCTTAAAGCCTTTAAAGATACCGTCGCGCTGCCTTGCGCTGATGCACAGGTAACGACCGTAGCGAACAACATTTACACACTGCACATCGAAACCACAATTTATATCCCCGTATGCTGCAATAGCGCTCCCACTATCAGCGCGGCCATAAGCGGCATAGCAGGTACAATCAACCACGTTTGCGCAAGCATGGTGAAGCTGGCATGAAAGATAAAATTAAAGCTTACAAAGAAAAGCTTGAAAATGCCATATCTGAATATATGGCCTCACCGTCCACAGAACGGACGTATCAGGCAGTGCATGGCATGGTAGATTGCTGGGAAGCTATCGACAGCATGGAACAGTGTCTATGCCGCACAGGTAAATTTACTCGTGACGACGCGGAGGCATGGAACGCTAAAATGCTGAACGACGACGGCACGACCGGCGGACACTGGACGATTACGCAGACAACGGCAGTCGCACAGTCCATCGGCGTAAAATTCGATCATATATCCGATTATTGCTGGAACGTCGCAATGAACATGATGTATTCGGATTACTGCACCGTTGCCAACAAATACAACGTAGGCACACCCGAATTTTACGCTTGCATGGCAAAGGCGTTTTTGTTCGATAAGGACGCGAAAAGCCCCAGTGCAAAGATGGCAGCGTATTACTTTGGGATTGTGGACGTGGAATAAACAATGTCTGTAATACGTCTGTAATAGACGGCATTTTTGCAGCATTTCGGGCGATTTTTATTAAATTTTGCCATGAAATATAATAACTTTTACGGCAAAAACAAAGCCTTAAAACGCTTAAAACGCTAAAATAGGCAACGATTTAGAGAAAATAATAAAAACGTTTATTTGAATGGGGTTCAAGAGGCCGCTGGTTCAACTCCAGTCACTCGGACCA